TCCAAACGGTAGGCACGGATCAATGTCAGACCTATTCAAAGAACTTGCTGAAGCAGAAGATGGTAAAGGCAAGACGAGGAAAGAAAAAATTCTTAATAAAGTATTAAGTATGGCAGAGAATGGATCGCTAAAGGCTGCCGAAATATACATGAACCGAGTGGAAGGCAAACCTACCGAGTTTAGGGAGACAACGGTTAAATCTGATCCTATCAAGGTGTTTGAATTTGAAGATTGAAGTGGCAAAGAAACGCAGTACGCAAAGAGATAATCAACGATCAGCACCGGTTCAAAGTAATCGTGGCGGGAAGACGATGGGGAAAAACTCACCTTGCTATAATGTGGCTGCTTTCGCCACAAATTACAGAAAACGAGACGAGATGGTATATAGCACCGACGTACAGACAGGGGAAGATGATCGCGTGGCCTGTATTGAGACAACTCTTTCGTCATCATACGGAAGCGAAGATCAACGAATCAGAATTGTCGGTTACTTTAATCAACGGGGCGACCATATCTATCAAAGGTGCGGACAATGAGGATTCACTTCGAGGTGCGGGAATCAACAAAGTTATCCTGGATGAATACGCATACTTCAAGCCCCACGTCTGGGAAGAAATTATACTGCCTATGTTAGCCACATCTAAAGGCCAAGCCATGTTTATCGGAACGCCCTCTGGATATAATGCCATGTACGATCTGTATATGAAAGGCCAATCTGATCCTGATTGGAAGTCATGGAAGTTCAAGACCATTGAAGGCGGGTTCGTTGAGGAAGATGAAATTAAACGGATCAAGTCCAATATGGATGGCCGCTTATACCGTCAGGAGATGGAAAGTTCATTCGAGACAACCGGCAATCGTGCAGCTTACAACTTTGATCGTGATATACACGTCAAGAAAGCACAAGACATTGCAACAAACAAGTGGATAGGGATGGACATGAACGTCGATTATATGACAGCAGTCATTGCTTGTGAATACACCGATGGAACTATTCATTACTTCGATGAGATCAGGCAAAGCAATTCCAATACGGAATCAATGGCAAAGGCTATGCGAAAGAAATGGCCTGAAGTTATTATGATCTATCCCGACCCGGCGGGTAGTGCCAGAAGCACAACGTCCCATAGATCGGACCATACTATCCTTCGAGATTATGGTTATTCAGTAAGGGCAAAGAAGGCGCATCCGTCTCATATAGATAGGTTGAACGCCTTGAACCGCAAGTTAGTTGATGCCAACGGGAACGTGGGCATGACTGTGGATCCCAAGTGTACATATCTAATCAAAGACCTTGAACAAGTGCAGCGAGATAAACGTGGTGGGATTGATAAGACTTCAGATATTGCCCTCTCCCATGCTCTGGATGCTTGCTCGTATGTGATTTCGTACAAGTGGTCCATTAATCGGAATATAGCCACATCTCAATCATGGTAGGCTTCATCCTCGGTATCAGTCTCATGTTCAATATGCTTTTTATTGGACTCTGGATGTACGGATGGATGATACAAAAACGCATCAACAAGGATGTGAAAAAGATTTTAGGCGGTACAAAGCCGCCAACTGAATTTTATAAGAAATGGATGTATAGCGCATGACTGTAAATGATGTTGTATTGCCTGATTTATCCGAACAGATCGTACTTGATTCGATTCGGAAAGCGCAAAGCGGACTAAAGGCCAAAGAAGATGCGGAACGTGCCACCGCTTTAGATTTTTATTATCACAGAAACGTGGACAAGCATATCGAACAATGGTTCTCCGCTTCTACGTTGCAACAAGTTCCGGCATTCCCTCAAAAAGTTGTACCCCGCTTCGCCCGTGCCAGGAATATGATTTACAAGAACGCACCCAAACGGATGATCGGCGATGAACAGGCGGATGATTATAACATAATAGCGCACCATCTGGATTCAAAGGCACGGGAACTAAACGAAACGGCGTGGCTCACGGGTTGTATGGCCTTCAGAAGTAAGTGGGGGAAAGACCGTTTAGAATACGACTTAATCCCTTTCTTTAAGCGGTATTATTTAGAGGGGGAGTCTGAACCGTTTGGCGTGTCCTATGAGGTGGGCCGTGACCATAAGAACAACCGCATCTTCGTTTATTGGTCAGAGGAGAGGGACGGCGTACCGGGAAAACACTTTAAGTATGACCAAGCGGGACGTGTTATCCAAGTGAATGAAGACAGTATCAATCCCTATTCCCGGATTCCTGTCACCTTTGCTGAATACAGTTCATCCGCTTCTGATGTGATTCGTTCATCTGTACAGATAGGCATTGCCAATACGGAAATCGCTTTGGCTACCCGGTTCGCATTCGGGCAGCCTGTGGCTATGGGTATTGAAGAAGCAACACACATGAAACTTGGGATAGATCGTGTCCTATTAATGCCGCCTGATAGTTCGTTTTCTTTTGTATCGAGTCCTGCCAATCTTGGTCAAATGATGGATGTCGTTAAAGGATTTGCCAATCAAACGGCTATCAATAACCATTTGCGTATCAAGTGGGATGAGTCTGGCAATGCACCAAGCGGGACGGCATTGAAAATATTAGAAATGGAAAATTTAGAGTCACGCATAAGCGACATTCCGAAATGGAAGGATTGGGAACATGAAAGATATGAAGTGGATCGGGAGATTATCCGTGTACATACAGGCAAAGATATGGGTGAAAATTATTCGGTGGATTTCGCCGAAGTAGAGTTCCCCCAAAGCCCGAAAGAGGAGCGAGAACATTTAGAATGGATGATGGCCAAAGGCTTAATGAGCCGTGAAGATTTGATCAAGCATTACAACCCGGATATAACCGATGAGGATTTGCAGAAACTTATGGACAGGGTAGATGAAAGCAAACAGGCCGAAGCCGAAGCGACCAAACCCGTATCACCAATACAAAGGATTTTAAATGCCTGATCCGGTGGACAGATTCATGAGTCAAATCGCAAACATCGAGAAACAACTTCTTGATGATCTGAAAAAGATTGCCAAAGGATTAGACAAACTAACCGAAGCTGAACTGGTAAACGTCATGCGTGAATTGGACTTCTTTCAGGAACTATTAGATCGTGGATATACCAACGCCGTTAATGGATTGATGGATGCCTATGAAGGACAGATTGAGAACATCGCAAACGAAGCTGCCAAGCGGGGGATCCGTGCGGTGAAAGGGCCAAGTGTTGAGCAGTTGCAAATATTACAGGACTTGGAAGCAGAGAAACTTTTGGGTAAAGCGGCTAATTATGCCAACGATTTGAAAGACGGATTGTTCAAAGGTATCGTGGCCGGGGATAGACCTTCTCAGATTGTGAATAGATTAGCCGAAAAGATCAATCTTGAAACGCATCAACTCAACGTCGCGGTACATGATGGTATTCGTCAGTTTGATGATGTGGCACGGCACAAGGTATTTGAAGGCGAAGATGTCCGGTGGACTTATGTAGGACCGTTGGATGATGTTACGCGGGATATATGTCAAGCCACGATTGATAGTGAGCCGGCTAAAGGATATACTGAAGATGAAGTAAACGCAAGTCTAACTCCCTTCGGTGAAAGGGGCGGATTTAATTGCCGTCATTCTTGGATGGTGATATGAAGGCACAAAACATAATCAAATTCCCTAAATCCCTATGGGCGAAGGTCGGCGGTAAAGCAGCCACTAAAGTCGTGAAAGATTCGGATAAGGGGAAGGGATATAAAAAAGATTTTAAAGCATACACATCTGAATATGCCAAACAGAAAGCCGCCGGGAAGGCAGGGCCAAAGGGCGTAAGTACATCAAGACAAGTATCCCCGCCTAACTTGAGACTGACGGGCACGATGCTGAACTCTATATCGGCACAGAAGCCAAAAGAAACAGGCGTGGATATTGTTTATCGTGATGGATTGAAGGTGGAGTACAACGCCAAGATGGGACGGGATATATACGGCATTTCTAAAGATAACGAAAAAAGAATTACAGATGAGTTGAGCGATTATATCGGCAAACAGATCGGTAAATATGCGCGGGACTCAATTAATATAACCATTGGATAAGATTTAATGAACAACAACAGGAGACAGTAATGTCAGAAGCACAAGCAACCGTGCAAGAACCGACCCAGGATAAGGGGCAAGAGGTGACGACTCAAAGTCAGACCACACCCGACACTTCCGG